CTGGCGGAACAAATACTCTTTCATTTGATTGCGCAGGAAGTGATGTTTATGCAACAGGATCATTTATTGAAAGCAGAGGATCATCTGCGGTCATTTTTGATTCATCAGCAGCGAGTGAAACGTTAGTAACGTTTACACCTGCTAATGCTGCTACTAATTTATTTAGTATTGGCTCATACATGTATTTTACATGTTTTGAAAAAGGAACATGGCAAATTGGTTTTGATTTTCAACATTTAGGTGCTGGAACAACTGGTGCATGGGTTTTTGCATCATAATATTAATTAATGTGAGCTCTTTCGGGAGCTCACAAAATTAGGAGAACAGATGGCAATAGGAAATGTACGACAAACCATAGCTTTAACAGCGGATGGACAATTACAAAAATATGTAGGTACAAGTGCTACTGCAATTACTAAAGCTAGAATCATGTCAGTACAGGCACAATCAAGTGCAGCGGATGGTAGTGTTAAAATTTATAATGAAGCCGATAGTTCTAAAACAGCAAGTGCTTTAGTATTTGAAGCTAAATGGGGAACCGCAGCTAACACTGAGTTTGTTGTGAGACTTCCTGGAGACGGTATCTATTGTGATACTGGCATGTATGCTGATTTAACTAATTGTGATTTTTTAGTAGTTACTGGCGCATTCACGTAAGAGAGAGGTAGCAAATGGCAAATACTACTTCTGCAACAGCCACTTTCGACAAGACATTTGCTGTTGATGAAATTATCGAAGAAGCCTACGAACGAATTGGTTTACAAGCTGTTTCAGGATATCAATTAAAAACCGCTAGACGTTCTTTAAACATTCTTTTTCAAGAATGGGGTAATAGAGGTTTGCACTACTGGGAAGTGGGCGATACTAATATTGACCTTGTTGAAGGTCAAGCAGAATATACTTTCTATAGAGCAAGCTCCGATGGAACTTCTTCAACTACAGCTGGAGGAACAACAGGAACATCTACTTATGGTTTAGCTGATGTTTTAGAAGCAACTTATCGAACAGGTAGAGGAACAACTTCTGAAGCTGATTCTGCACTTACAAAAACAGATCGAGCTACTTATTCTGGTTTAGCAAATAAATTGTCTAAAGGAACTCCTTCTAGATATTTTGTGCAAAGACTAATAGACAAAACAACTGTCACCTTATACCCAACACCTGATTCTACAGCAGCATCAAAAGATATTCATATTTATTTTGTAAAAAGAGTTCAGGATGCTGATGCAACTTATACTGATGCAACGGACACACCTTATCGATTTGTTCCTTGTATGGCATCAGGATTATCTTTTTATTTAGCACAAAAATATGCACCTCAAAGAGTGCAAGAATTAAAATTATTATACGAAGACGAATTAAAACGGGCTTTGGCGGAAGACGGATCTTCTACAAGTACTTATATAACTCCAGAGTCTTATTACCCGAGTGGATAACTATGGCATTTGCAAGAGGAAAATACGCTAAAGCGATCTCAGATAGAAGTGGAATGGAATTTCCCTACAATGAAATGATTAAAGAATGGAATGGTATGCTGGTTCATAAATCTGAATATGAGGGACAGCATCCACAACTTACGCCCAAAGCTTATGGTGCAGAAGGGCACGGTTTAAAATATGCAAAGCCTGCAAGAACAGAAACATCTGTTATTGCAATGTTAGGACCTGATCCTTTTTCAACGATCGCTTCAGGAACTTCTTATATTAATGTTTATGAAAAGAGTCATGGAAGAGACACTGATGACACCGTTAGATTTAGAGGTCCAATATGGACAAGTTCCGATCCTGATGGTTTTCAAAACCCAGTTACCTTTGACGGTATTAGTGGATCGAATATTGCAAAATCAGCTGGTTATTCAATTACGGTTGGAAAAAGAGATTCTAATGGTGATGTGACTGCAACAGATAATTTCTACTACTTTACTGTGGATACAGACACTGCTACAAGTGGAGGAGTATCAGGGGGAGGAAATAATTGTTCGGCTGGTCCGGCAACTTTAGAGGATTAAGATGGCAGGATTTACATACTCAACACTTACAACAGCAATTGGAAATTATACAGAAGTAGGTACTTCTGTTTTATCTAGTACTATTACCGATCAATTTATTGATAACTCCGAACTTAGAATTTTAAGAGAGGTACCCATTGATGCCGATCGAAAGGAAATGTTAGGCAATTTAACAGCTTCAAAAGATAATGTTTATACTCCGGCTGGAGCATTATTTGTTAGAGCTCTTCAAGTTTATACTTCAACGACGGTAGCAACAGGAGCAAACAGTTTTCTTGTTAAGAAAGATATTAGCTATCTTAGAGAATATGACGCCGCTGAAACGACAACAGGAACACCTAAATACTATGCCATGTCGGGTGGAGCAGAAGGAACTGGAGCAACGTCTTCAGGACGAATTACCATTGTGCCAACACCGAGCTCGGCTTTTATGTACAAAATTCATTACAACGCTAGACCGGTAGGATTAAGTTCGGCGAATACGACAACTTACTTAAGTCTTAACTTTGGTAATGGATTATTATATGCATGTCTCGCAGAAGCTTTTAGTTATTTGAAAGGCCCGCAAGATATGTTACAACTATACGAACAAAAGTATCAAACTGAAGCACAGAAGTTTGGAGGAGAACAACTAGGTCGAAGAAGAAGGGACGACTATACGGATGGAGAACCTCGTATACCCGTTCCGGCTCAGACACCGTAAGGATAGAATATGGCAACACTAACAGTATCAGTCAAAGAAGCAATTACACTCAATAACATAGATTATGGATCGGAAAGATCTTTGGATATTTCTAGTGTTAATGAAGTTGTAAAGAGAGTCGTAACCGCATCAACAACAGAATGCGGACTCATAGGATTTATATCAGCACTTAGCGGAGTAGGTGTCACTGCAAACAAAGTAGGCTATGTTGCAGGAATATTTGACAACGGCGATGTACGATATATTAGAATTACAAATTTAGATTCATCTAATCATATTATGTTAACTTTTAAAGATGAAGACAATACAGAATTTAGAATGAAGGTTGACGCTGGTCACTCGTTTATTTATCCTGGTGATAATAGCGGTGGCGTAGTTGATACTATGAAGGCAGCAGGATCCGCTTTAGCATCAGGTCTTGCAGATTTAACAGATATTACAGTCGATACAGATACGGCATCATGTGATGTGGAGGTTTTTGTAGCAAGCGCGTAGGATAATTTATGGCATCAAGTTATACGGTACTCGGTACAGAGAAAATGACAACCGGCGAAAACGCCGGTGACTGGGGAACTAAAACTAATACTAATTTAGAAATTTTAGAACAGGCTTTTGGTGGTTATCTTGCTTTTACTATAGATGCAACATCAGAAACATTAGCTATTACCGATGGAGATTCAACAGCATCAACATCTCAAGCTCGTCATCAAGTTATCAAATTATCAGGGACACTCAGTGGAAATACTACAGTAACTGTTCCCAATGATGTAGTAAAAACATATATTGTTTCGAATGCTACATCAGGAGTTTATACTGTTGTATTTAAAACAGTTTCAGGAACAGGATTTACTTTTGCCACAACTAATAAAGGTGTAAAACTTTTATATGCTGATGGCACAAATGTCGTTGATACGGGCATTGGATCCGTTGGAACATACGACCTGGATGGTGGAGAATTAACCCTTGACGCTGATTCCGATACAAGCATTACAGCTAGCTCTGATGACCAGATAGATTTTGAAATTGCAGGCGCTGATGATTTTACAATGACAGCGAATGCATTTAATGTCCTTACAGGATCTCATGCAACGTTTGCTGACAGTGCTAATGCTAAATTTGGTACCGGCAACGATATGTTGCTATACCACGATGGTACTAATTCATATATTACAAATGCTCAAGGCGCTTTAAAGGTTGCTACTGAAACTTCAGGTATTGCAATAACAATTGGCCATACAACTTCTGAAACAACGGTTGCAGATAATCTTACAGTAACAGGAACTTTAACGGGTACTCTAGCAACGGCGGCACAAGGTAGTGTCACAAGTTTGGGTACTCTTACAACTTTAACCGTTGATAATGTTATTGTTAATGGAACGACTATTGGACACACAAGCGATACAGATTTATTAACACTTACGAGTGCTGTTTTAACAGTTGCAGGGGAATTAGATGCTGCAACATTAGATATATCTGGTAATGCAGATATAGATGGAACAACAAATTTAGATGCTGTTGATATTGATGGCGCGGTACAA